TATATCAGATGCATTCGGAGGGGCAGCGGAAGATTTATCTGAAGCATTTAATAAAGTTAATCCAGCTACTCTAAATCAAATATTTAAAAATGGCCGCGTATTTGCTAACATGGAAATTATTTATCCTGCAACTAAAAATGTTATTTCATATGAAGTTGCAGTATTACAATTTCATAATTTAGTTGAATATGATGAACAAGCAAATATTGTTCAAACTGATTTAACTGGGGGTGCTACAGTACAACGCATTATACAAGATGCAAATGCACATCTTCAAAAAACATTTTCATTTATTCCGCCACAACAAATTAAAATGGGTAGAATATCTAATTTTGAAGATCAACAAGCTGCATTTTTTAATGAAGTAGATCAATTACGTAATCGATATAATTTAAAAGATACTGATCGAGTTACTGAATATCATAAAGCATGGTGGAGAGATGTTATTCAATCAAAAGCTAAACAAGTAGGATATGAAATTCCGGAAGATATTTTAACGGCATTAATTTATCGCTGGGGCTTCTTTGATAAATCTGCAAATTTAACTGGACTTAAAAAACAAATAACGAATCCAGAATTTTTAAATTGGGTGTTAGATTTTGATAAAAAAGAATTCAAACAATATTATAAACAAAACATGGAACCGTTTGAAACTATCTTTTTAAGATTAGGCGCGGTGGTTTTAAAAAATGCTACAAATTTCTTAGCAGCAAATCCATCAAAGTCAGTACAAGAAATCAAACAAGAAATGGCACAACTGATTCGAGATTTACAAAACAATCCAAACCCTGATACAATTTCTAAATTAGAACAAGAATTAAAACGCATAGAGCGATTAGGTGGGTTTGATGCAATTGTACCATCAGAAGGTGTAGTATTTACATATGGCGGCAATACATATAAATTAACAGGTGCATTTGCTCCAGTTAATCAGATACTAGGAGTATTGAAATACGCACGTTGATATATTTATATTAAAATTGGATAATAAAATGGCTGAAAAACATAAAAGCAAATATAAAGCACCAAAAGATTTAGAAAAATCACAAAAACCAAAATCTAGAAAAGATCTTAAAGATTACACACTGGATGATAAGGATGGTAAATTAAACCCAAAATCTACTGGTGAAAAGGCATTAGGATTACGTAAAACAGATAAGCCGATGCAAGATGATGGCAAGATGTATCCAAAATATAATGCAGATGATCGTCTTTATAAAGATATTGAAGAAGGCGAATATGATCCTAAGGATGCTGCAAAAAAAATGAAAAAACGTGTTGAAACTGAAAAGAAAGATGTAGAAGCTGTGTTAAAAGATAAAATTGAAAATTTAACATCTGAACAAAAAGAACGTTTAGTTCGAGAATATATACGTAGAAAAATTGCAAAAGTTTTACAAGAAAGTACATTAAACGAACAACCTGCAGACGATGCAGCAGCACCAGAAGACGAAACTGCTGAAACACCGGACGCAGCAGCAACACCAGACGCAGCAGCAACACCTGATACAACTACGCCTACTCCGGACGCCGCTCCAGCTACTGACACTGCAGCAACACCTGACGCTGCTCCAGCTACTGACACTGCAGCAACACCTGACGCAGCAGCACCTGCAACACCAGACGCAGCAGCACCTGCAGCACCTGCTACAACAGCAGCTGCACCTGCAGAAACGCCAACTATTAATATTACTGCTAAAGATTTAGAGCAATTAACACAAGGCGGTACTGTTACAAAAGTAAAAAAATTAAATGGAATTTTAGATAAATTAATGCAAGATAGTGATACTGCAGATGTAAGATCATTTTATCAATTATTAGCTAGGTTATCTATTAAAAAAATGCGATCTGTACAAGCAGAAAAATAAAAAGTTATAATATATGTCTAAAAAGTTACAAAACGTTAAAGCTATTCAACAAATGTTGGACGGCACCCATAAGTTTCAAACTAAAAAAACAATTGGATTTTCTGATGCTAAAGAAACGGCAAAAAAATCTGAACATCGTGAAATAGGAGATGTTTGGGAAGAAACTGATTCTTCTGGTACTGTATATATAGTAGAACAACGCAATGGGTTTCGAATTCGAAAAACAAAAAATTCAGATGTATTTCAATCGATTCGCGAAGAACTACGCGCATTTCCTAATTGTAAAAAAGATGTATGTACATGTAATGGCACACATCCGCTAGATCAAAAAATGCGAGGAATTCATGGAATGTGTTTTGACTGCGTAATTGAGATGGAACATGAAATGAAAAAAGATGGTACATTTGATGAATATGCTCGAAATAAAGTAAAAGAAAATGCATTAGCATGGTTACGTGATGCTGAACGAGATGTTGCACTTTTAAAACAAACATATACTCAAGCATCACAATTTATTACGAATACAGACGGCGAAACGGAATCGTGGGCAGCAAAAATGACCACTGAAGAATTTGAAGAAACTATACAAAAAGAATTCGATAAATTCAAAGAAAATTTTTTAAATAAATTAAATGGAGTTGAAGAAATAAATGAAAACAATTAAAAACATTGTATTAGCAATTGCCGGAATCATTGGAGCTGTAGTTGCATTTTTCTTATTTACAGGAAAAAGAAAATCAAAACAAATTGAAAAGATTGACGTCGCTGTTGCAGAAAAAAAGCAACATGTAGAACGCATTGAAACTGAAGTAAAGCAAGTTGCAAAGAAACGAAAAGCAGTTAAAAAAGAAATTGCTGAGATAAAAGAACAAATTGTTGACTTAGAATTGCAGAAAGAAAATCTAGTAGTAGAAGAAAAACCTGCAGAAGAAGTAAAAGACAATATCTTAAAACAAACACGCAGAGGTCGTCCTAAAAAGGCATAATATGAAAAACGTATTATTTATTTTCTTGTTTGTTTCTGTTTTAGGTTTTGCTCAAAAAACTAAAAAACAAGCACCTGATACAGTTTGTTTTACTAAAGAGCAAGCAGCAGATATTTCTTTTGTTTTAGATTCATTATGGGCAGCAGATGATATTAATAATGAATTAATTGCATCTTACAAACGATTAGCAAAAAAGCAAGATTCTTTAATTGCATTAGATTCAATTCAACTTGACAAGCAAGATAGCATTATTGTGTATCAAAAAAACATTGTAACAGATTTAGAAAAGAAAATCGAATTACTACAACCAAAATGGAATGATAAAAAATCAGTTTGGTTCGGATTCGGTTTTATCACTGCATTAGGTTCTGGTATATTAGTTAATCAACTTATAAAATAATATGAGTCAAAATATAAAACAGATCATACAACAGCAGTACACAATGTGTGCTAAAGATCCTGTTTTTTTCATGAGACAATATTGTTATATTCAACACCCGAAAAAAGGTAAAATTAAATTTAACCTATATCCGTTTCAGGAAGATTCATTAACGGAATTACGTGATAATCGATACAATGTAATTCTTAAGTCTCGTCAGTTAGGTATATCAACTCTTTCAGCAGGGTTTGCTCTTTGGAGTATGTTATTCAAAGAAGATTTTAACGTACTAGTTATTGCAACAACTCAAGAAGTAGCAAAAAACCTAGTAACAAAAGTACGTGTCATGCATGACAATTTACCTAGTTGGTTAAAGGGTAATATTGAAGCAGATAACAAACTTTCTCTTAAATTTAAAAACGGCTCACAAATTAAAGCAGTATCATCAGCAACTACCGGTGCACGTTCAGAAGCACTTTCATTGCTAATTATAGATGAGGCTGCCTTCATTCGTAACATTGAAGAAATTTGGGTAGCATCGCAAGCAACATTATCTACAGGTGGTGGTGCTATTGTATTATCAACACCTAACGGGGTTGGTAACTGGTTTCACTCAGTATGGTCTGAAGCAGAACAAGAAATTAATGGATTTCATACAATCAAGCTGCATTGGACGGTACACCCGGATCGAGATCAATATTGGCGCGATGAACAAACCAAACTTCTTGGTGAACGAGGCGCTGCACAAGAATGTGACTGTGACTTTATTAGTTCTGGACATACTGTAATAGATGGTGCTATATTGATGGATTATGAAATAAAATGTACTGATCCTATCGAAAAGCGAGGCTTTGACAATGCATATTGGGTTTGGGAATATCCGAACTATGAAAAAGATTATATAGTAGTAGCTGACGTTGCACGAGGCGATGGAGGCGACTGGTCTACATTTCACGTTATTGACGTACAAGATGTTGTACAAGTTGCAGAATATAAAGGTAAACTTCCTCCTAAAGATTTTGGTAACATGTTAGTATCAGTTGCAACAGAATGGAATAATGCATTATTAGCAATTGAAAATGCCAATATTGGATGGGCTGCAATTCAACCTGTATTAGACCGTAACTATGAAAATTTATTCTATACATATAAAGATGATGGTTATGTAGATGTCGATGTTCAACTTAAAAAAGGTTATGATATGAAAGATAAGAGCCAAATGGTTCCGGGAGTATCAACAACATCTCGAACTCGTCCATTAATGATATCAGCTCTAGAAATGTATATGCGAGAAAAAACACCTGTTATACGAAGCAAAAGATTAATTCAAGAATTATTTGTATTTGTTTGGTTAAACGGAAAAGCTCAGTCGCAAACTGGATATAATGATGACTTAGTAATGGCATTTGCTATCGGTTTATGGCTTCGAGATACATCTTTAAAATTACGTCAACAAGGAATTGAACTTCATAAGAAAACATTATCGCAATTCCAAAAATCACAAAATACAACAATTTATACTGGTAAGCCTTCTAGTAATATAGACGGTTGGAGTTGGAATAATGGTTATGATAACGAAGACCTAACATGGTTGATACGTTAATAGCCATGGTTCTGTAACAAGTTATATTTATTATAAAATATTATTATTATGGCGTCATTAAGAAAACGTTTACAAAATCTATTTTCTACGAATGTTATTGTTCGTGCATATGGAAAAGATAAATTAAAAGTAGTTGATACTAATCGATTACAAAGTGTCGGTAACTTAGCTCAAACTAAAGTTGCAGACAGATACACTAGAATGCACGGTGCTAATAAGCACATGGTTGGCGGAATGGGTGGATATGATTCCAACTATTACCAACAACAACATCGTATGCAGCTTTATGCTGATTATGAGATGATGGATAAAGACCCTATTATTAGTTCCGCTTTAGATATTTATTCGGATGAGTCTACATTATCTGATCAATTTGGAGATTTATTAACAATTAAATGTAATAATACACAAATTCAAAAAATACTTTATAATTTATTTTATGATGTTTTAAATATTGAATTTAATCTTTGGACATGGATTCGAAACATGACAAAGTATGGAGATTTCTTTTTAAAATTAGATATTGCTGAAGAAATTGGTATATTAAATGCACGGCCGTTATCTAGCTATGAGTTAGAACGATGGGAACAATATGACGAAGTTACTGGCGAATATACTATTAAATTTAAACATGTTTCTGATATTAGAAATGAATTTGATACATTTGAAATAGCACATTTTCGTATGTTATCTGATTCTAATTTTTTACCATATGGTAGATCAATGTTAGAAGGTGCTCGTAAGGAATTTCAAAAATTAATGATGATGGAAGATGCAATGTTAATACATCGTATCATGCGAGCTCCAGAAAAACGTATTTTTAAAATTGATATTGGTAATATTCCACCGAATGAAGTAGATTCATTTATGGAACAAATTATCAATAAAATGAAAAAAGTTCCACATATAGATCCACAAACCGGTAATTACAATCTTCGATTCAATCTAAATAATATGTTAGAAGATTATTACTTGCCAGTACGAGGAGGTAACTCAACTACTTCGATTGACACATTACCAGGAATGACATTTACTGGTTTAGATGATATTGAATATGTAAAAAATAAAATGATGGCTGCCTTAAAAATTCCTAAGCCATTTT